CCTGTCGTACCCGAATAACCACTTACACCTGTCGTACCTGATATGCCTGAAGTTCCAGAGAAGCCACTGACACCTGAGCCACTAAATCCACTGATACCTGATTCTCCTGAGAATCCACTTACACCTGTAGTGCCACTAAAACCACTGACACCTGACGTACCACTTGTACCACTAAAGCCACTGATACCTATTGTACCTGAAGTTCCTGAAAATCCACTTACACCTGAGCCACTGAAGCCTGATATGCCTGAAGTACCGCTAGCACCACTGAAGCCTGAAGTTCCTGACCAACCTGATCTACCACTTGTACCTGATGTGCCTGAGAAACCACTAGCACCACTCCAACCACTTATACCTGAGCCACTGAAGCCTGATCTTCCTGATACACCTGAAGTACCACTTATACCGGTTGTACCTGAAGTACCTGAAGTACCACTTGTACCTGAGCCACTAAATCCGCTTACACCTGATGCTCCACTTAAACCTTGTTGTCCTGAAGTACCACTAGTACCACTCCAACCACTTACACCTGATGCTCCGGTGAATCCTGATCTTCCTGAAGTTCCCGATGTACCTGAAGTTCCCGATGTACCTGAAGTTCCGCTAAATCCACTTATACCAGTTGTACCGCTAAATCCACTTTTACCAGTTGTGCCACTGAAGCCACTTATACCAGTTGTGCCACTGAAGCCACTTATACCTGAAGTTCCTGATATACCTGAGCCACTAAATCCACTTACACCAGATACACCACTTAAACCTATTTGTCCTGAAGTACCACTAGTACCACTCCAACCACTTATACCGGATCCACTAAAACCTGATATACCTGATACACCTGAAATACCACTAAGACCTGTAGTACCTGACCAACCTGATCTACCACTTGTACCTGATGTTCCTGAGAATCCACTTTCACCATTTCCACCACCAGATACAGTTGTCCAACTAAGAACATTAGAACCATTAGTAGTAAGAACTTGACCGTTAGAGCCACCTGATATAGTTACATTACCCACTGGACCTAAGTTTGTATTACCGGATACTGTTAAAGAGGTTAATGTACCGACACTGGTAATGTTTGGTTGGGATGCATTAGAAACTGATCCTGCAGAACCGGCGGTATTCGCCAAGTTTGCTTTTGCGGCATATGCATATCCATTACCAGCTTGAGTAAGAATAGCATTTGCTATGTTTGCAATTGTTGCTTTCTTTGTAGTAGGTGTGCCTGACATATCAACTACAGGAGTCAATGAAGATCCTGGAATTGTCGTACCCATTGGACTAAGTGATGTTATTTTTATTGTATCAGTCATTTTATGTTTCCGTTAATTATGCGAAGACAACGCCGTTGTTCCCTATGCAATACCATTTACCACTACTGTATTGCATTGTGCAACTGTCACCAATCGTGTCAAAAGTCATAGTACCGGTTCCACTTGTTTTCCATCCTGCGTTTGTGACAGTTATCACCATGTCTCCACCGTCTACTACCATCGAAAACGTTTTAACTAATCCATCAGTTCCTGCCGCCAGTGTTGCAGTACTTGCCCCTGATGTTTCAAACAATGTAGCCGTAACTCCTAAATTGGCTGCACTACCACTTACTATTTCTTCAACTCCACTTAACAGTAATCTGCCAGTAATTGCTACGTTAGCAGGAATCTCTACACTGATAGTACCAGCATTAACGATAGGACTTCCTGTTACAGTCAAACTTGAACTAGTAACGCCTACACTGGTAACAGTACCAGCACCGGTTGCAGTAGAAATAGTAACGTTGCCGTTACTGCCGCTCAGTGATATGCCCGAACCTGCACTTAGTCTAGTGACACCTGTGTTGAGGATCGTAATATTACCTGAAGTAGTCACTGGACTACCGGTAACTTGAATACCAAATCCCGGGGTGACGCCTACGCTTGTTACAGTACCTACACTTGCAGCGTTTGATATACCGATGACTCTGCCGTAACTATCTACTGTTACAGTGGGATAAGTGTATGTACCGGATGAAATTCCAGTAGTAGCTAAGTCTATCGTGATTGTGCCCGAACTAACTATAGGAGATCCTGATACGGTTAACCTAGTAGAAGATGCGGCCGCAACTCCTACACTAGTAACACCCGCTCCACCGCCTCCACCTGTACTAGATATGGTAACATTACCGTTTGCTTGGTTTACTGTTACACCGGTACCTGCTATAATACTCAACACACCGGTATTTGTTATACCTATTGTACCCAAGGTACTGTTTGCTGATACACTTATACCTAAATTTCCGGTAAAAGTGTTGTAGGGACTGGAATTTCCGAACAGTGTAGCGAAATTTGTCTTTACTTTATTGAAGGCGGTATATAGTGAATCACTACCTATTGACTCATTTTCTACCCCTATATTGATGACTTGTTGCCCTGAGATTGCCATTTTTGATCCTTATAGTGTATTTATCAAATACCAAAGGAACTGCCGCACCCACAAGTACTTGACGCTTGTGGATTTGTGATGGCAAAGCGTGATCCATCTAAGTCATCTTTAAAGTCAACTACTGCACCCTGTAAATATTGCAGACTCATACTGTCAACTAGGACACTTGAGGAACCTGCAGGAATCTCAAAATCATCTTCATTTTGTTCGTCATCAATAGTAAAACCATAGCTAAAGCCCGCGCATCCTCCGCCTTGAACATACATTCTAAGTCTAGATTTAGAATCTTCCTCTGCTAGTACTTCTTTAATTTTGTCTTGTGCTGATTGTGTTAGTGTTATCATAGGTGTTCTTTTATAAATTCTTGCCCCATCGTGTATTGATGTGACTCCAGTTCATGATTTTCCATGTATTCTCTAGATACTGTTTTTTGTCTGCTTGGTAATCTAATGCCCAGGCGTGTTCCCACCAATCAACTAACACCAATATATCATCACGGACCTCGTGATTAACTATTGTTCTTATTTCACCGGTGTAGGTAAGGTAGATCCAGCCGCTTCCCTGGATCTTCATTGCTTCTTCTTTGAATTGTTCTTTAAAGTCTTTCCACCAACCGTACTTACGTTTAATTAGATTAAGTACGGGACCATTTGGTGTGCCACTTTCGTGTGGTTTTTGAAACTGACTAAAGTATATATCATGCAGGAAATAGCCTGCATAGTTGAAATCGTCATCGCCTTCGTTGTCATTATACTTTTTAGCATAGCCTTTGGCTAGACTATCATAGTGATAGTTTAAGGTTTCTTTGCTAAGTACAGGCTCTAAGTCTGTATAGGAATAAGGTAACTTGGCTGTTACTAACTTTTTTCTTCTGGATTCTGACAAAAACTCAAACATAGAGTATTTATCAGATAGTCATGTATGGATTCAGCAAATCTTTCGTGTGACTTAATGCCAGGATGCTGTAAATCCCTGCCTTTATCTGTTGACTTTTCAATCAAAGTAGAATCATCAAACTGAACTAAACTCTTTATACCAAAGTATACTTTAGGAACAGTAATCATATTCTTAACGATATGATTAGCCATGATTTTTTTTGCTTCAAAGTATTCTATAGTTATTCCTAAATCTACAAACTTGTTGTAATCTTCTTCATGGTGCCAAAATCCAAGCGGTCTTAGTGCAGTATGAGAAGTTCCGGTTAATACTCTAGTAAAATCTGGCCATTGAATGACAACTGCTTTTGGTTTTTTACTGAATACTGAAAACCAAATTATCAAATTATGCATGGTTACATCCATGCCAGTTCCACCCAATCCCATATTATAATAATCGCATTTCAATTTACCAGACAAAATCTCTGGAAAAGTATCTTCTTTGCGCACACCTATGCCTTCAGTGTGGCTACAACCTACGAACAGTATATAATTATCAAAATCTAAATCTTTAATTTCTTTGGACCTATGACCCAAAGAATTTCTTTCGTAAGTAAAAGAATTGGTATTATAATACCAATTATAGGGCATATTTTTTTTGTTTTTAACAAAATTTTCTAATGTGTCTGAACCTGCCCATTTCAATGTTACTGAAGATTCATTATGGCCTATGAATCCATTATCATAAATTTTCATCGTCTACGAACAATTCGCCCTTTGCTCAGGTCATATGGACTAAATTCAACTTCTACTTTGTCACCTAGTAGAATTTTAATATCATGCTTGCGCATTTTTCCTGAGATATAACCTGTTACAGTTTGTCCTGCATCAAGCGTGACCCTAAATACGGCATTAGGTAATACATCAATTACCCTACCGTCCATCCTAATACCTTCTTCTTTTGCCATTTTTTGCTTTAATTCCCTTATGTAAATATTAACCGCGGCGCATAGTTGCAATTTCTACCGCTTGTTCGTCACTAAAAATTGGCACCGCATTACTCTTGTGCATAGTACCGATACCGAGAATTTTATTGCCCGTGTATACTTTGTGAACGGATGATGTGGATCCACCCGCTGTTACACGGCTGGGTATATGATTTGACGTAGTGCGACCAACAGGTGCCGATAACTTATAGGATAGAGGCTCAGCAGCTAATGCTCGCTTGCGTTTCTTTTCTTCTGCCTCAACGCCCCACTTCTTTTGAAGTTCATCCCAAGAGGCGTCAAGCTCTCGGGCTTTACGGGCCTCTTCTGCATTGCGAAACTTAACTTTACCCTTACGCTTGCCGCCCATAGACAGTGCGGGATGTGCTAGTGACATTTTTTGAGTCTTCCTTTAATAAATCCATCAGGACATAATCTAGACATTAATTCTATCACATTATTGGTATACCAGCAAGTGCCTTTGGTAATAATGTTGCTTTTTCCACTATTCCAAACTTTGTAATCTTTAGTCTTACCTTTTAGAGATTTAGAGATTTTTTCTGCATTCCTCATAACTCTAGGATCTTCTTTAGTTAATCCTTTATTCCATGCAACTTTATTGTGCGGTTTTCTAGTACCTTCGCCGCCTCCTGATTTGTTTCTCAAGATTCCCGTACCCAAATCTTTTCTTCCATAAAGAGATATGAGTTTAACTTCCAGTACAAATGCTTCTTTTTCTGATAATTTATGGGCTATTATTTTAACAAAGGATTTATCTTTAGGAGAGTAAACCTCACCTTTGCATTTTGTCCATGCTCTCTTATTTTTACCCTTACCTATATAATATGGAGTTAAGTCTTCTCTGAGATATGCATATACATAATAATTTTCCATATTATTACCTTTTAAGAATGCCCCAGACCTTTTCTTTCTCTTTAATCTCTGCTTCAAGCTCCATATAGGCTTTGCGCAAGCCTCGCAAGTTTTCCCACTTGGCTTCTAGTTCTTCATTTGGGTGAAGGATTGCTAATCGTTCGTCAATCTTGTCTAACCGATCACTTAGTTTAATACCTTGAACAGTTAGTTCACCGGTGATATCAGCATCACCATTAACTTGTAATGTTTTGCCTTGCAAGTTTGGATCTGCTGAAATAGTAGTAGTCCATCCTGCACCACCGGTGCCATTTGTTGTATATACTTGGCCGGCTGCACCTATGTTACTAAAGGTGTATGTAGGGCTGATACCCCAATCTATATCTATTGCGCTACCAGTTGCGCCTGTAGTAGTAAGATAATCATCTAACTCTATGGTGATGGTATCAGTTGACACTGACGATGACATGTTATTGCTCATAGTTTCTTTATGTATATTTTTCCATCTTGCCCAACATCGAACTTAATCTCATCCCCTTCTTTCCAACCCAATTGTAGTAAGACTTGCGGAGGAATAGGAATTATGAGGTCGCCTGTCTCAGGGTCTTCCTGAGTGATAACTTCATATCGTAAATTAGTTTGTGCGGGGTTTTTCTTAGGCATATGCTATTTACTTGTTTAAATAAGGTGCATAAATCTTTTCTAACTGTGCAATAGTATCTGCTGCCGCAGTTTCAACCTCAGATTCATCCTCGTGTTTGACGGGGATACCACCTGCATCAGTCCACTTTTGAATGTAGGGGCCAAAGTCATCGACTAGCACATTAGCTACACCGTTACTTACTGCATACTTATGCTTTTGGCTAGTAAAGATTGCATCAGCACTAGAGCCTAGATGATGTTGATCTAACCAATCACGCTTTGCTTGTTTGCTATCTTCTGCGTAGGGACCTCGTAAAGGTGCTGACAATACTGTGTATGGAATATTGTTAGTTTGTGCCCATTTAATAATTTCCATACCACCACGTAGTGGACGTAGATTACGAAAGAATGAGTACACTTGTTCGGCTGTACTATTCGCTAGTTGTTCAATCTCATTTTCTTTGTTTTGAATTGATTTCCAATGACTGACGTTATGCTTATCAGCCCATGCTCCAAAGAAGTCAGCTTGGACACCATCCATATCCAAATACAGATGGGGCATTTTTTTAAGTTCTTCTATTTTCATTCAATCATTTTACTTGTTTGCCAATGGATTGTCAATAGCTTTTTGGATTTTGTTGTCCACTTCACGCTTCAATACTTCCACTTCCTTTGAAGTTTCACGTTTCAATACTTCCACTTCCTTCGAAATTTCACGCTTCAATCCTACAACCTCTCTTGTAATTTCTTGACGAGCATCAGCCATTTCTTTACGGATAGCATTAACTTCTACCCTAGCTTTATCCAAATCCTCACGAATGTCTTTTCTAGCCTGACGCATTTCTTGTTCAGTTTCTCGTTGGGCATTCTTAACGCCGCGTTCAATTTGTTCCGTGACTGTTTCATTACGACGGATATCCGTTTTTAAATCATTCTTAATATCACGGGTGTAGTCCGTTGTCTTGGCACTATTTTCCTCTATGACTGCGAGGCGCTTGTCAAACTCTGACAAATCAGGTGCAATATACTTTTCTATTTTACCCTTCATTGTCTGATAGTCTTTGTAGACTTCAAACGCGCCATATAGTCCACCTAAAGTAGAACTTACAATAGTAAGTGCTACCATTAATTTTGCCGGAGTAAATTCGTAGCCACCGATACTAATAACAGTATCTTTGCTAGCGTATTTTTTTGTAGCTGCTGCTAAATCATCAACCTTTGCATTTACATCTTTTATTTCTGTTGTCATTTTTTTCTCCTTATTTTCCACATTGAGCATACTTGCAATAATGTATTAGCTCATATAATCCCCATATCACCCCAACCGATACAAAAACAAGAAACGCAACACTAAAAATTATTTCTAGTGTCTCTTGATTCTGTTGTCGTTGCTTTTTTGCAGCCTCTTTGCCACGTCTAGCCTCATGTGCAGACTCTATGTCCATAGCATTTGCCCGCGCTTTTATCTTGTTCCAAACATCTATTTTGCCGGTCTGCATAAACAACAATTGTAGTTGCTTTTCAAACTGCTCAGTCTGATGCAATGTCATTTCAATTTCGATTGCAACTGCCATACTGGATTTTTTGCCGCTATTTTTTGCTTCTACTACTGCCTTAGTAGCTGTACTTTTAGCATCAAAATATTTGCCCAGCACTGGACCCAAAGACGAAACATCATCTACAGTTTTTGATACTTTTTTAATCAATGCAACCGCAGATTGTATGCCGGCGAGTGCAGTTACGGGATCGATCATATCATTTCCTTTAAAATAATGAATTCTTTTTCTTCTTGTCGGATTCGGTGATCATTGCCCCTACAATTTTATACAGTATATGTGAAAGTATACCAGCGTACACTAACAATATGATTGTTACAATTGTCATTACTATTTCAGTATCTGTCATATCAATTTCCTTTGTATTGTTGATCGACCATATTTTGATGTAGTCTATCGCTACCACTAATTAGGCCTCTCAACAATCTTACATTGTCAACGGTCCGTTGACCTTTGTAAATGTCTTCTACTTTGTAGAATAATGTATCTTTCAATGTCATTTGAGCATATGCATCGTATCCTTTTGGCTGTGTTGCTATTTTATTAATATCAACGCCACCTGCAAGTTCATTTGACTGAGCATTTTTATTCACTGAAAAAGTTGATTGTTCTTGTACAGACTGATCTAGTAATACACGTGATTCTATCGAATCATTTAATACAGAACGCTCACCAAACTTTGAACTTTCAGTTTGTGGCATAACAGTTTCTGTAGTAAAACGATCAGGTGCAAACAAACTGTAAGACACTGCACTATTGCTAGTGCCTGCTGATACTGATGCTGATTCAGTGTCACTAGATTGTGCTGATAGTCTCAGTGTTGTATTATTAAGTGCCAAAGACTGAGTTTGGTTACTCAATGAAAAACTACTAGACTGAAATTGATTAGTAATCATTGCGCTTGGTAAACCAGTTCCTCCTGCAGATGTTAGACTGGCAGCGATACTTTGAGATGTCAATGACCCGGCCACTGCTTCTGCCTGTTGAGTTGCTTGTGCCCCTGCTACTTGTGCTTCGGCTACTGCGGTAGCTACTGCTGATTTTTCAACGGCACCTACACGGTTTGATTCTGTATTCAAGATACTCATAATCATAGACATACTAGGTCCTGAAGTTGACTTTGCAGGTGCACCAGCAACACTAACTTCGCCTGCTTTAGGTTGAGAGTTACTTGCTGTAGGTGCTGAATTAGTAGGTGCACCTGCTTGAGCTGGTCCCGATCTATCGCCCGGCGGTGGAGGAGGGGCGCTACCATCACTGTTTGGTGGAGGCGGTGAACCCGGTGGCGGTGAAGATCCAAGCGGTGGAGGTGGTGGTGATCCGGGCGGCGGCTCAGATGTAGGTGCTACGGAAGACGTTGTACCTTCAGTGAGCGGAGGTGCAAGTGATTTTGCAATTGCAGTTGCATAACCCTTGCAGTCAGGACTATATAGCGGATTGTTTGCGCATGGGTCGGCAGTGTAAATCATTGTTGCCCAAGCCCCTTCAATGGAAGATCCTGTTCCTGATGCTGATCCAGTTATTCTGCCCATGCCCAGTATAGATTGATTCAAACTTGTTGGAAACAACAACTTCTCACTGACTGATCCACTGGTTCCATCTCCTGAGAAACTGTAATTTTGTTGATGTATTATTTGATTATTTTTGTTGGTCAATGACACAGATGCATTTGCATATGCAGGTATGTTCATGTACCATGAACACGACCCATCTTGGTTGGTTGCAGTGCAGCCAAAAAAACTTTGTCCAACTCTCCAATTGAATCCGTAGTTGAATCCATGTACCATTGCACCAACTCCTGCATTCTGTAATGCAGTGTTAACAGCAAACGCTTGATTCAAATATGAACCACCTTGTGTTGAGTCTAGCAAATTGTTTGTGTTTAGTACCTTGCTAAACCCTGCACAGGTCACGCTATATGCAGGGTTAGTTGCACATGGATCAGTTTTATACAATAATGATACGTCATTTACATGTACTCTAGGACCATAATAACCGGCCCACCAGTTTTGATCTTTTCCAGTAAAGCTAACTGTTAGTTTGTCAACGGCTGACAATTGGTACTGATTGGTAAATAGTTGAGTACCGGAAAAATTTTGAAATCCGCCGCCAGTGTTAGTCTGGCTGTAATTATAATCGTACTGCGCAAGTATGTTGTTGCTAGGTCCAGTCAATGACACGTTACCGATTAGTGTACCTCTGTTGCCATTCCAGTTACTTAAATCGTTATTGATATCCCATGAATATTTGAAGCCCATCAATTGAACACCAGTTCCAGCATTAGCTAATGCCGTGTTGATAGCTACACTCTGACTTACTGTATTCTCTACAAATCCAAAAATAATGTTGCCAGTACTAGGATTGTAAGCAGGTGTCTCCCCTCCACTGCCGCCTCCTGCAGCACCTGTGACGGTATTGGTCCAAGGTAAGCCACCACCTAAGTTAAGAATATTACTAGTGCTTTCCAACGTAGATCCTGTTGCAGGATCTACTACTTGACTATTAGAATAGTTTGAAAATAATAGCACCAAGCAAAGCGCCAAGGCCAATTTTTTTAGTAGTATCATCGTTTTTTGCTTCATCTAGTTTGGGTATCTTGCCTGGATTGGCTTCCCACGCTGCTTTAGCTTGCTCACCAATCTTGCCCTCGTATGGACAAGGTGTTCCGGCAGCTAACATAGCGTTAAATACTCTACGGTCTTGACACATAGTTGCAACTGCGGCTACCTTCATTCCCATGTCATACAATGTTTTGCTGAGTTTTAAACGTTCACAATTCATATCACGTACGGTTCCACCGGAACTTACACCAAAGATTTGTGTCTGAACTGACCCACTAGTACCGGTACTACACAGGTCAGCGTTACCACCGCTCATCATAGCAGGAGCAACCGCAGTAGGAGGCGGTTGAATTACCTTTTGCGTAATTGTGCTTTCATTGATGTTACGGTTTGTCATATCACCAGTGTTGACGTTTTGATTTACATTGTTGTTGGCATTTACGTTATTGCTGGTACTAGCACTAGTAGATGTGTTGATGTTACGGTTTGTCATATCTCCTGTGTTGACATTGGTGTTAGCATTCACATTGTTACTAGAACTAGTTGATGTATTGGCATTATTGTTGTTGTACGTCATTGTACCTGAATTAACATTATTGTTGGTATTAACGTTGTTGCTAGTACTAGTTGACGAATTGACGTTATTGTTGTTGTTATTGTTCGTCATGGTGCCACTATTAACGTTGTTATTGTTATAAGTCATTGTGCCACTATTGACGTTGTTGTTGTTCAGTGTTTGTGTACCTGAGTTAACGTTATTATTTGTGTTGACACTGGTGCTAACGTTGTTATTGGTGTTTGTACTGGTGCTGTTAACTGTGCTATTGCTGGTAGCTGTGCTATTACTAGTGGCTGTGCTATTGCTGTTAACCGTTGAGGTGCTGGTACTGGTACTGTTGGTATCCACTAAAGTACTAGAATCATAGGTTGTTTGAGCCGAAACGCTCAGGCTGGCAGCTATGGCCAACGCCAAAATTGTCTTCTTCATTTTTCTTTCCCTTTTTATTCTTATTATCGAAAGATTGAGAGTTTTTGCTCTCTTTGATATTTATCAATAAAAGTGCTAAATATAGTACAACTAATAAAAACTATAAGGAGAATGTTGTGTCCGAAGAAAAGAAACCATTATCCCGTTCAGAACGTGAAGCAAGAATTAAAGACAAGGCCGGCTGGGTAATCACAGTTATAGCAGCTTTGTTAGCGGTTAACACATATATTGCTAGTGGAAACTCTAGTAAAGTATTGAATAATACGATTAAAGCAAACGATACATGGGCATTCTACCAAGCAAAATCAATCAAACAAACATTAGCGGAACAAAGCTATGATGATGCTATGGAAAGAAAACAGTTTGAAAAAGCCGAAAAATTAAAGGCTAAAATCAACCGTTACGAATCTGAACCCGAGACAGGGGAAGGTAAGAAAGAATTAATGGCAAAAGCTTTTGCGCTTGAGGCTGAGCGTGATGAAGTTAGAAAATCAGGCCCGTGGATGACCTTCAGCGGCATGGCCTATCAGTTGGCAATTGTGTTACTATCAGCTAGCATATTAGCAGTTAGCATGCCTATGTTTTTTGGAAGTATTGCTGTCAGCACTGTCGGTGCTGTATTGATGAGCCAAGGAATTTGGCTTTGGATACCTTTTTAAGTACGTTTAGGTATAAAGTCAACCCCGGGAATAGGCGTGAAATCTTTATTAATAGGGTTGACAAGTTCTTCGCCGTACTTTAATACGATGTATCCGTAAGTGCCTTCTTCAGCCTTAATTGAAAGGCCGATCATAAGATGGTAATTCCACTTTATCTTGAGTTTGATTAACTCTTTAAGTGCCGGGTCTTTTAGTATATCGGTGAATTCGTTTGATTCACGCTTGAAAGTATAGTACTTCATTTTTTCCACATAGTGAACGCAACATAATCACGCTCAGATTCAAAATAAAAATCATACGATGGCCCAGATCCATCGAATTTCCATTCATCAGTGCAATTTCTTTCGCACCATTCAATGGTAGCTTTTAGCCCGCCGTACGGTAAAACAATATTAGTCTTATACGCTGTTGGGATATTTATGGACATTTACGCCACTTTGTTGTAGAAAGTCTATTCCCGCATCATCGCGGTAGGTATCACGGTAGAATACACTCTTGATACCTGACTGAAAAATCATCTTAGCACAATGAATACACGGTGCAGTAGTGCAAAACATAGTAGCATCCTCACTAGATTCAGTTGAACCGGACACTTTAGCAATTGCGTTTGACTCAGCATGGAGCACTTCGTCTTTAGTCACTAAGCGGTAACGTCGGTTTGATTCGACTTCTTTGTCGTATTCTTCTAGTGGCCATCGTTCATAAATTTCGTCAGGATTCAGCCAACCGCCTGCATCGCCGCTCATGTATTCTTTATACTCACACTCGTTAGTCCAACCAGTGGGCATACCGTTGTAACCATAACTTAGAATACGGTTCTCTTTGACAATAACCGCGCCCACTTGTCTTCGAATTGCGCTTGATAGCTTACTAGTCCGTTCTGCAACGTCCATGTAATAGTCAATAAATTTTTGTTTCATTCTTCAAGCAAATTAATTTTATTTGGCTTGTCTTTCCATTCTTCTGCATCTTCTAATGCAGGTTTCTTTTTCGTAATGTTAGGCCACTTTTTAGCTAACCGATCATTTATGTCAATCCAAAAATCTAGCTTATCAACTCTTTTATCACTATCCTCTACAATAGCATTTACTGGACATTCGGGAATACAAACACCACAATCAATGCATTCATCTGGATTGATAGCTAAAAAGTTTGGTCCCTCATAAAAGCAGTCTACTGGGCAAACAACCACGCAATCGGTGTGCTTACATTTAATACAATTCTCTGTTACAACGTGTGTCATTTTATATATGTTTCCTCAATCATTTCTCGGGCAATATCTTCGTCAACTAAGCAACGAATCACTGCGTCTTTTACTTTAAACTTTTCGCAAAAAGCCCTGCCGAATTTCTTACCTTTAAGTTGGTCAAAAATATACTCTTTGCAAAAAACTTCGTAATCTTGTTTACTTATCTCTGGTTTAGGTAGATTATCTAAAAGAGAAATCATGGTAGTGAATGCATTCAATCCCAAAGACTCCTATAATACTTACCAAACAAATCGAATCCTTCTTGTATACGTTCTTCGTGTAATTGATGGCCCGCACTATCATACCAATGTTCGTCAGGATTCTTATCGACCATTTGATAAGTTGCTTCCATTTTACCAGTTACTGGGTTTGGATATAACTTGTCAGTCTTAATCCAATCAGTATCCATTGTGCCGTGATGGTATTGTGCGCTATAGTCATCTTTGATTAATTGCTCAAAAGACCAGATCATTTTATCTAGGATTTCATCCCAACGCTTGGCAGCTATTTCCCATGCTTCGTTGTGAGATTCTTTGTAGAAATCAAAGCTATCTTGTGCAGACCAATCTTCTCCACCAACATCATTTACTACTTCGCTAGGGACACCGTGCTTTTCTTCTTTAAGTTGCAATAGTGCGGGCAGAATGATATGAGCTAATGTATGATCTAATGACCAGGTATCAAATCGCTCAATGTCAATATCAATCTTTCTATCCCCGTTGCCCTTAGGATACTTACCAATTTTTATTTTCATGTTTTATTTGCCAAAATATCATTTTTTACTTTACCGTCTACAAATGCAAACACATCATTAGTGTGTTCATCCATTACAGCGGCATACTTGATTTGTTTATATTCTTTTGCTAGTTTGGCAAGTTCTTCAACTGTAGTTGCTTGACAAATGAATGTTCTATCGTCTTTTTCATAAAGGTATAACACATTGTTAACTCGTTCAATGAACAATTGGCTCACTGCATTATTTGGTTTTTCTTCTTCGTCAAATATAGACATATCGATGCCCTCACTTTTGGCTTCTTTGATAATCAAATCTTTGATGCGCCAAATTAACATAGAATAACCCACATGATAACCAATGAAAAGACCAACGATAAAAATTAGTAATTCAAACATAGTGATATTTATTTGATAGGAATGTTAGACCAGACCTTTAGTTTTTCAAATTTTGCTTTGCGAGCCTCAGACAATCCTGCAGAAGTAACACCTACTTTTTGCTTGATAAGCAATTCAATCATTGCTTGCAAGTCACCCAACTCTTTTTGCAATCGTTGAATGTTAGTAACATCTAACCCTTCCATCATTTGGTCAGGACCAAATCGAAAGCATTTACTAATTTCAACGATTACCTCAGCACATTCTTCTTGGAGAATGATTAAAATTTCTCTTGTAGTTTCGTTCATTATTTAATCTTTCTGCTAGCGGCTTTAGGAGTTACATACTTTTGATGATAGTCTTTCCAGTTATCCAAGTATGCAGTATTACTAATCCAACGATGCACACCCTTCTTAACTTGAACCAAGAAACCCCAATCTCGTTCTTGAGGTCCCATGAAGAACAATGTAGTTGCAGGTCGTTCACCGTCTAGTTCTAGCCAATGATACTCATGTGCTTTGCGCTTAATGATAGTGCCAGGGCCACACCAGCGACTAAATTCAGCAAACTTTTTACCGTCTTTATTAAAGATAGGAGTATGCTCATAATAGCCACCCTTCAATACGATAGTCAGATAGGACCAAGGATGATCGTGCATGATGGGGTCATCACTTTTTACAATTTTGTGTAGTGTAAAGTTAAAGGGGAACCAAGAACGGTCTTTAAGAAAAAGATAGTATCTATGCATGTAGTCTTCACCGGTTTGACGATCGGGGATTAACCGATAACGACCTAGCTTGTTCATGATTTTGTGAAAGAATCCCATGCAATACTCCTAAAATATTTACGATAACGTATTATATCATATAAATGAATTAAATGCAAGTAGGAAAAGGGCATTACTGCCCTTTTCATTTTGCTAACCTCTACTGAGATTAGACCTTTTCACCTTGTGCGGCAAGGGCACGATAGCCTGCCTCAACAACTGCACGGCTTGGACGACCCAAACGATACTTGGTATAAGTATCGCCTAGCTTGTTCGTGCGCTTGTTAGCATAAACAGCGTAGCCTGCAAACCGAATGTTACTGATAGTAGCAGTTGGATTTGCAATTTCAAAACGCTGAGAGATTTGCTTTGCGGTTAGTTCCGCACCTTTTTGCAGTGCCTCTAGAAGGCGAGTTTGTTTAGTTAAAGTCATAATTTTCCTCTTAAAAATTCGTTGTGCTTGACAACGTATAAAGATTATACGATAATAAGCACAACGAATCAATACGTATTGGACACCTGACTTCAATTAAATGTCCAAATACTGTAGTTTAAAATCAATAGCCGAATCCTCATAACCTTCATAACCACGAGGATTACAAACAATACGAGTCTCACCGATCATGTAATCAAACTTATGATGGGTATGCCCATGAGTCCAAAGTTTAATTTGAGGATGATCCAAAATGAATTCGCTCAAGTCACTAGAATACGCACCGTTCATTAATTGATCGTTTTGGTACTTTGGATGAGTTGACATTTTGCTAGGTGACATGTGACCAACCACTACAAACTTTTCGTCAAACATACCCTCAATCACTGTGCGAATGTATTCCACACTTCGACGGTGTCTTGCCGCGGTATGTGCAGGACGTAACTTACTGTATCCATTTCCATCATGACGGATGATTCTATAGTCATTCATCATGTCAGCAACGGCGTGCAATGTAAGTGGATCACCTTTGTTCATGTCAGTCCACAATGTGCAACCAATGAAGGTCACATCATTAATGGTACGCATGTCGTCTTCCATGAAGTAAACATTGGGATACTTACCACATTCATTGCGCAGGTCTTGTAAGCTACCAATGAACGTGCCGTGATAGAATTCATGGTTACCTGCAATATAGATAACATGAGGGAACTGAAAACTGCACCGCTTCAAGAAGTCTCGGAAGCGAAGGGCAGTTTGTTGGCGCCGTCCTAGATCAGCAAGAGCGCCGGGAGTATATGGATTGTAATCCATATGAGGATGATCGTGTAGGTCTTGGGCGATCATAATGTCGCCTGACAAGATTAGAACATCGGCGTTTTCCTCATTCTTGAGATTAATATCCCCGAACTCTAAGTGTAGGTCTGATGCAAGTGCGATTTTCATAGTTAGTATTATAGCACATTATTTATTAATTGTCAACGCCGCGTCACGACATGCCTTTCGCATTTCAGGTGTGAAGTCTGGACTAATCTCGGCAATAGAACAGTTGATTATCCTAGTGCCGTGGGAAGGTACATAGTACAAAACTATCCTAGATATGAAAAAGCCTAGTACTAAACACACAATCACTATCAATAGTTCTCTGTGTGATGGTTTCATTTACTATGCTCCTCGCAAGTGGTCTTGATCCAACCTTTGCCGTTAGTCATACCGGGTTTGCCGCACACTTCACATGTTACACATGACATTGATTCTGCCATGCGAACCACTCCACTAGTATATTCGTCACCGCCGGATGTGTAGAATCGTAATGTACCAAATTTTTCTTTTATCTGATCGGCCACCAACTGGGGAATCTTATCGGACACTTTGCGCAATTCTCCTGCAAGTGCCTTATCAACTTCTTCTTGTTGCCATGCTGATATGATACTAGGGTCCTTAATATACAATGCTTCGTATAGTGAAGACAAGTCTCCGGCATATGCCTTTTCAATTGCTAGGTTAAACTTGATACTCTTTTCAATTTGCTCATTCTTCCAATCAATATGGCTTTGAATCAAACTACAAGCGTGGTTGATAAGCTGGAACCAGCCATCATCAATTTCAAATCCCCATGACATGCAGGACTCCTTTACATCACTATTGCGATTAACAAAAATCTTGGGATACTTTTCGCATAGATATGCGTCTTTTTCGGGACTCATTATTATTCCTTAAATTTTAAGTGTTGCCCAAAAGGCAGTTTTTTCTAGGTCTTGTTTGAATTCAGGGTACACATCATCAAGCTGCCATTCTTGAATTTCTTCGTAACCTTTCAGTCGTTTTTTGTGAAACATTCGATCGGCATCATAACTACTACCATTAACTAATCTAGTCTGTAGTTTGACACCACGTCGGCCCCAGAATGTTACATACTTGTTTGTGTGAAAATGCCATGCTTGACTTACTGGAACATCTTCTGCTAACAGAATGATACCCCATATTTTGTCATGCTTGTCTTCCTGACACCAACCAATGTGTACGTATTTCATTTATTCAATCTTATAGAAAATGGTTAACGACAATTGCGGCGTTGAATGCACTGAAAAAAATATTAATCCATCCAAGATTATCAAAGCCACGTTCAAAGTCACGCTTGGCCCAATAGCCCAGTACAATTGCGAAAAACAAATTAAGTAAAATCATACGGTAAATCCTGCCATACGCAATTGTAGTAATGCACTATTGCGGGTATTGGGTTCCACTTCAACTTTGATAGAATTACCAAGAAGCAAACTATCACACATATCCTTAGCTTCTTTGAGACCAAGTCTACGTTTGTCAACAGTACGCAATGCCTTAATCATTGACACCTTGTTGGCAGCTGATTCAAATTTATAAATACTGATTACACTATTATACTCACCGGTCAACATGGCAAAAAAGATGTGCCCTTTAATTGAAGGATCAAGGGTATCCGCCATAGTCTCCCACAACTTCATGCCCTCATCACTGCCATAGGCTTCTGTAATGCTACGAATGAAATTGATACCGCTTTGAATTATATCTTGCTTATGTTCTTCTGGGATCATTTTGATACTTCGGTGCTAAGTTCTGAAACATGCTTGCATTGCTTGCGGAATTGAAAGCCGGTGCAAGTGCAAGACCAACCTTGACTGTTACGGGCAACAATATACTTGTTACCTTTGCTACCTGGAACTTCCCAAGTCTTAACATCAGTTTCGATGTTCTTGAAGTCACCTGATAAAATCTTTAGATCCTCAACAAAGTCCATTGTGATAACACGAATAGGCCAACTATCATCACCACTCATACAGAATTGACGATCATTCAGCCACTTGTAAGAGGGAAGAACTTTGCCTTCATATTCATGAAAAGCAGGGCGGGGAGGAATCATACGAGGACCTTGACTATACCTAGCACGAACTTTAACGACACTACCTACAGTTGGAACTCGCATGAAACACTCCTATTTTATTGTTAACTTACAGCTTTAATAGTGACCACTGATTCTTTGAGAATAGACTCTCCAAATACAGTAGCTTCACCATCTTCGTTTTCAATGGATAGCATTTTCATGTTATTGATGCCACCTATCATTTCACGCATAACAACCTTCTCATTACCAGGTTCAGCATTTGCCGCCATAGTAATTTTACCACTGAAGGTGCCATAACTGTTTGTAACTTTAACTTCTAAATGTGCCATATATATCTCCTTTTAGCAAGATATTATACAACACATTTGATTAGGCGTCAACAGTTTCGGCTTCTTTCGCAAAAGCCTCATCCAACGTGACCCAGACCCCTTCGTTTGCGTAGAAGCGCACGAACCAAGTGGCCACACCGTTAATGTTGCGCAGGATGTAGTCGTATTCCTCTTGCTGGCAGCAGTCAAAATACTCGTCTGCGTTTTTGTACTTGTTAACGCACAGTTCCTCGCCACGTTGTGTGTATGCTTCGTCAGCAGTTTCGCCAAAAGTCTCTCGCAGGCTAGAGAAGCCGCCCAAGCTCACAAGTGCTTTGACTTCAAAAGGATCCATGTAGTGATTCTGCAGGATCTTGCCGTTGTTGCTCAAGTAGCCGTCCCAGTGACAGTAGACCTGCTCAACTGTGCCGTCTGCGAACTCAAGTGCGATTGTAGAACGTGTACCCATTTGTAACTCCTGTTGTTTGACTGTCTAAGATTCTATTATATACCCAAAACCAATTACTGTCAATCTTTTACACCAAGTCAACTTGAATTTGTTTGCCACGAATTGTAGTACCAATTCCGCTTGGAACGGGGTCGTTGTATTTTTGTGCTTCCTGACGCATAGAGGACAGTTGAAGTAATGCGTCCCATGCTAGGCTACGTGACATCGTGGTAGCAAACATCGACACCGCTTGTGTTATTGTCATGTAAAGACCAACATCATTTTCAGAACCATCACCTTTAAAAATGATGCGGATTTTCTGAGAGTTTTTCAAACCATAAATTATAGTCGGTGTACGCATTTTGTGTCCTTTAGTTGACTGTTTAAGATTCTATTATATACCCAAACCGATTTATTGTCAACCTTTGGACAAAAGTTCCTTTCGGAACTTTTGTAGTACTTTAGACTCTACCTGCGTAGTCTGCTCTCACATACCACTCGGGTGCATAGTCTAGGGTGTTGTGTTCTTTGTTGTAAGAAATAGCACGATTGCGGGCTTCGTCTTCGTTGTCGTAATACTCCGTGTCCCAATGTTTTTGACCACTGAAACGATCATACTCGGTGAACACTACTTTGAACAGACCTTGCTGTAAAGTGACTTTTGCCATTGTGTCTTCCTTTCTCGGAGGTTATTAACTACTGTATATACAGTATAAGCCCAATTGGATTTATTGTCAAGAAAAAGCCCCTTTCGGGGCTTGTTTAGAATGCCGAGAAGTAGTCGTAAGACTTGTTCTTGACCTTTGTCAGAATCAAGCGAGTGCCTTTGTCTTCAAAGACAAACTTGCCTGCCTGTGCATCAACCGACACCAATGCGTTAGCATTGAAGTGCAAGTACTCCCAATCACAAGAATCATCCTCTGGATCTGCGTCAAAGGACACTTCGACACCTTTTGGTTGCAATGGGTTACCATCGAACACGCTAGGATTCACATCACCTTTTACAGCTTCTCCGTTGTGAATGATTTCAACACTGTACTTAGAGCCACCGTCAAACTCAGGCTTAGCATTCAACATCTTCAAAGATTCTTGAGGAGTTTCGTCATAGCGATTCATTTCTTCGACCAATGCTTTCAACATGTCAAAGTTGAATTCTGAAAACAAGCTAGCGATGGAAACAATCTTTTCAATGTGACCTTTGTTTTCCAAATTGTCTTGGCAGTATTCACGAATGAATTCTGAATCCAGACCTTTGAAGTCTAGCATGTAGAAGATACGACCTGGACGATTACGCATGTGAAAGTCAACACGGTACTTGTCATTGGTTGTCAACATGAACAACTTCTTAGAAGGGAACACACCGTCGAGCAATGTCAAGATGGCTTCCTGTTCATCACGGTCATAAGTCTTTTCAAATTCATCAAACAAGATAGCGCATGGCTGAGTGATAGTTTGAATGAAAGAATTGAACTTGTCACCGTGCCATGGGGCATTGATAACAATAGTAGGGATACCTTGCTTTGCTAATTCAATAGCAATGTTCTTGGTCAACAGTGTCTTACCTGAACCCTTCTCACCAGTCAGCATAACACCAGTAGCCGCAGGACGAGACAAGAAAGTACGAATCACCCGATCGGTGTTCTTCAAGCAATCACCATATACCTTGCTAAGTGGGGTGAAATTGTCAATGTGTTCGAGATACAATGCGCCGCTCATTGGCATTTCTTTGATAGTGTAGTTACCTGCTGGCAGCATATCACGCACATCCATAGATTCATCGGAAGCTACAGTGAAGGCGTTGCCATTTTTAATAAAGCGAGTCATGAATTTCTTTCAAACAATTTAACGATTTAGAACTTGTATTATATGCGAGTTTGGATTTGTTGCATAGAAGAAAAGGGCAAGTGCCCCTTTCTTTATTTCATGCTGTTGGCACGAACTTCGTTAAAGGTGTATTCGCGGATGAGTTTACCATCACGGAATACTTCCACCAGAGCATCAGTCCAAGGACCAATGCCTTTGTCAGTCCATCCTCTTGGTGCTTCAACACTAGATGCGAATTCACCACCGGATTGCCAAAGAGTGACACGACCTTTCTTAGAGGCTTTCACTTGGTCAGTGATTGGGTCTTTGAACACATCGACCCATTCACCGTTGACTTCTGCACTTGAACACTTCATAGCGAACTTTTGTGTATCACGGTCAAGTTGTTGCAACAATGCACCACCCATACCGAATGCAATGTTATCCATGCTGTAGCCATGTACATCAACAATCACCCCAAGAATTGACTTGATGCCCAATTGGTTGATACCGTCACCCCACAATACACGAACATTGTTCAGTACTTTGTAGCCTTTACTGTTTGTAGTGTAGCCGAAACCTTCAGCCAAAATGCGGAACATCTTTGGCAACACTTCAACAGGGTCACCACTGTCTGGACGAATAACAACCGTAGCACCGCTATCAATAACTTGTTGTTTCAACTCAGTGCCCCACATGCGGCATGCTTCGTAAATGTCGTAGCTGTCAGAAACAACTGCCAACAATGCACCGGGCTTGCCGAATTGACTAACCATGTTGCTGTAGGCTTTTACTTCACCTGCACGACCCCAACTGGTGATTGTACTGTGTTCTGCGGCTGGGATTGAGAAACCAGCAATACCAGCATTGTAATATTCACGAGCAAACAGAACACCAGTAATAGTGTCAGTTCCCATAAAGTTGACCAGGTGCGCGGCACTTCCGATGCCAGCACTTTCAAGGCTAGATACGCCCCGAGCACCAAAATCGTGCAACTTAAAATCAATAGTTTTAGGATCACCTGATTTCTCCAAGTACTCTGTGAGAATGTTTTTAATGAATTTGCTTTGTGTAGATACAGTAGTACCATACCACACTGCTCGGAGCAATGCAGTCTCAAGCCAAGTAGTCAACCAGAAGCATTCTGGATCTGTGTTTTCAATTGTAGCAAGAATATTTTTAACTGGGACAACCGTTCCTTCCGGGACTGCCCTAATGACAACTGGGAGGTATCCATTGTGCTGGTCAAGAATGTACTGCCATCCTGTTCTGTTGAAAGGCTCACCGTGCAGGGTAAGGATTTCATCAGCAATGTCAATGTCTGATTGTGTGATGGGTGCAAGCAGGTATTCCTTGATAAAAGCCTGTAGTCCGAAGAATACTGTTCTATCGTAACGGCCACCGCGACTTTCGATATAACTATAAACACCAGTAGTTCCTGCTGGGTATTGTTTGAACATGCTGACTTTGTAGCTGTCAGTGTTCAGGATAAGATTTTTTGCGAGTTTCATAATAAAGTTCCTTTATCAAAATTGCCAGGCGTCTATCGCTTGGACTTGTTTATAGTATAACATTAACCTATTTTAATGTCAACCAAATTTGACCAAAGTGACAGTGCCACCTTCAGCCGAAACCCTTTCGGCGAACATGTCAATCATCGGAATGATGATATCTTTGTCGCCACCAGCCAAACCCATACCAATGTAGGGCAAGCCAAATCTTTTGCCTGGATATACAAAAGCCAACTTTTCCAAAATCAATTGAAAGGCAATGTACTCAAACACATCAGTACCTTGACTCATATTGTATTGAGTGTAGGCGTTGATGATATCAAATGTAACCGTGCCATTTTTTAAAATGACATTCTCTTGTGTCCATGTACCCAACTTGGTGTAATCACCGCGAACAGTTTTACTGTCTACTTCGGCAACATGGGGATAGCGTTCACGAATCTCACGAGCAATGCCGCCACCCATTGTGTTAAAGCAATTACAGCCTTGAACAATAACATCAAAATCACCATTCTCTGCCATGTCAATCAAATTACCTTTAGCATGTTTTAGATCAGTCTTCGGGAAGTCCACGGGATTGTCTGTGTTTGTATAATGTCTCATATCATGCTCCTTGCATTATTTAAATTTCGGACCAACTGCCCAAACTACAATTGATTTTCGAACACCGCTAATCAACGGAGTTACTCGATGTGTGATATACGATGGAAATGCTATTACTTGACCTTTTTGTTGAGGGATAATAATAGGAGTTTTTACATCATTAGATACCACTTCAAAATCACCACCTTGATATTCAGAATTATCTGATAAGATTAAACTAAACGAAAGTTTTCTAGGAGTCTTTAGTTCATCAGCAACAACCGGACCAAAAGCCATATCGGAATGATATGTATAATGTGCGCCTGGCTGATTATATACTGTATACTGAAAACGATCAAACCCTATTAAATTAAATTGGAAATACTTATCATTTACTGTATTAGCAATATATTCCAAGATATCAAAAATCCAATCGCTTTCATTATTGATATAGTGAAATCTAGTGTCACATAATCTAATTTCAGTATTTTGAGTTCCGTGCCCCAAGGTAGAAGAAGATGTACCTTGACTGTCACAATACTTTTTAATTAGTTCTATTGTAGAATCGTCAATTAACCCATTCATAGTTATGTAAGGATAAGTGATGTAATCTTTTACCGTTGGCATGTCAATCAATGCTTCCATCTTATGCACCTAAAAAGTGTTGTAAAATTTCGTAGTGGTCCTCAAAAGTTTCCTCTGACTTGACCTCTGCGATAGGAACCCATCGGGCTTTTTCAGCATCGTCACTGCCTTTTACTTTAGGCAACTCACCGTCAGGCAATTCAATATGAAACGCATGAGTGATGATACGTCCGCGTGGGCTACGACCAATCGCATCAAAGACCTTACTACGCTTGATGCTACCTCGCAACACGGGTGCGGGCACTTTAATCATTGTTTCTTCTCTGAGTTCACGAATAGCCGCATCCTCTACACTCTTGTCCGTGTTAGCATTCACATAACCACCGGGCAATGCCCACAGACCTTTACCGGGTTCGCTACGGCGTTTAATCATCAGTACATGACCTGATTGAATTACGACCGCATCCGCAGTAGAGAAGATTGGGGGATAAGGCAACGATGCATATTGCTTTTTGTAGTTAGCCACAAACTCACGTTCGCGGATAATTTGTTCATACTCAGGCGTAGTGCGGAACTGTTCTAAGAAATCAAATGTAGTTTCCGGAACCACACCTTGAATAAATTTCATGTTAACATCACGCTTAAAATACAGGTCACGAATGTCAACAGCACTCAAAAATTCAATGAGTCCTACATTCTCATATCCCCATTGCGGGAACATGTCAAGGTAGAAACTTGAATCATCTTTCTTGTGACCGATGATGCCAACCTTGCCACCAAGTACATTGTGCTTACTTACAATGCCTTGAACACGCACTGCCCAGGCTTGGTCGTTGTAAATAGTGTCAATGTTTTCTTCAATATAGACCTGCATATCAAGACCGCGGGTAGCGTTCTTAATCATTACTGCACGTTCGGCACTTGTGAAGGGGTTTTTATATGTACGAGGTTGTTTACCAGAACCTGTGATAATGACCAATTGGTCAGTCAATGCTGTGGCACGTTTGATAATCTCAAGGTGAGCATTGTGTAATGGTTGAAAACGTCCAATTAGGACAAGTGTATCATACTTTTTTGACATTGAAAAATCCTTTCAATAATGTCAGCGCCGAGTCTATCTCTTTGCTTTGTTTTATTTATCTCTATTGTATCAGACTTTACTTTTTCTGTCAAACTTTAATCGCCAGAAAAGTCTCCAAAGTCTTGATTGCTTTGTCCTATGCAGGCTTTGTGTTCCTGTCATAAACTTGTTACCGATCAACCTACCAAACGGTTTTGCTTTGGGCTGACCCTTCAGTAATTTCTCACTGATGCGTTCGTAAGTTGTCATTTTGTAGTTCATGTTAGTATTATACGCCCAAACTAATTTATTGTCAAGCCACAAAAAAGCCCCAACTAAGGGGCTAATTTGTAGTACTAAGTATTACTTAGTTGGGAAGGGCCACGCACCACTTTGTGCATTAAAAGTAGTTCCTGGTGGAGGACTTACTTTACCATCACTGTGTCGAGTCCAACCTGCCGGTGTACTCACATACTGATAGTGAGGATCGTAGCCATCTTCGCTATGCATCTGTCCCTTTTCGTAACCTTGTTCGTAATTGTCAAGATCAGTCTTAGTCCAAAGCGCGCCGCTATCATAGTCGTTACCGGAGTAACCATCAGTGTAGCCTTTGTAGAATGGAGTAGATCCAGTCTTTGGCTCACGCACTACAGGCTTAGCAATGTTGTTGCTGGCGTTAGACTGCACAGGCTTGTTGAAAGCATTGTCAATCTTGTCACCATCGTTACCGATTTCACCGATAACTTCATAACGACATGCACGACCCTTAGCGTTGTTGTAGTCGCTAGGGATAGAGACCACATCAGCAGGGTTAATCTTCAAGATAACAACACGGCTGTCGTAACCATTACCAAAGTGTGGCAGATAGTCTTGCGAACAGAAGTGCAAACCAGTTGAACAAGTTTGATCCTTGTTGTCATCAACTTCGTTGCGTTCCATTTCAACAATCTTGCCAACACTGTTGTCCATAGTGCCACTGTGAATGTCCAAGAAGTCATTACGAACTTTCTTGTAAGCCAAGAAGCAACCATCAGGAGTGATTGGCAAACTGTTCTTTTCCAAGAAGTCATACAACTCAGTGACTGCCCGCTTAGATGGGTTAGTCATCAAGTTTTCCATGAAGTTGACCAGAGGTTCAATTGGGAAACCATCTTGCAACATCGCAACCATTCGGTTAGTCAATGCATTGTGCATTGGCTTACCTTTCCAAAACAATTCCTCACCTTGGACACTTACATTGCCTTTGCCATAGTTGAGAACAACCTTGACAGGCTCAACAATGTCTTTAACCAAGTCCCAATCTTGGGCCTTGATAGCGTCCAAGACCTTTTGAAAGGTAATGTGTGATTTAGAAATTGTATGGGGCTTAGAACCAATCACAACTGTGATACTATTGCCCTGCATGATAAACGGAAAACTCATTTTAGACTCCTTTAGTCTGGTCGATAATGTTAATATACTCTGCCAAGTCAGCACCTTCTGTGCCGTATTTGCTGAGATTCTTAATCAGCGGGTAACGCTTTTTAATAGCCTCAACTTCTTTGTTGTACTTATCGATCAAAGTAGTAGGATCAACATTTGTTGATGTAGCAACCTTGTACTGTCGGCACAACCATTCCAAACTCTGACGCATTTTATCATCAGATTCTTTCACATCCTTGAATGTATTGAACAGAACCAAGTAAGGACTATTCTTTTCAGTGATGTGTTTAGTAGCATTATACTGGTAAAGTTCTTTCCAGTCAATACTCTGTTTGACCAAACCCATCACATCAGCTTGACCCAACTTAGCCAACTTGCCTGCAATGTGTTCATCCAAGTTAACCCAGTTCTTTTGAGTCTTGACCCAATCAATGTCAGTCTTACGAACACCATAGATGTGATCGGTGTAGATACCACTCTTACGCAAGTGAATTTCCAAAGTTTTGATATCTTCAACAGTACCAAGGTTCTTGTAACCACTCAGAGGCAAGTAGTAGTAAGTGGCCGTGTTGACAAAGCTAGAAGCCTTGCCACCATCACGCCATACCATTTCAGCACGATCACGCCAACCACGCCGACCACCTTCTTCCAATCGCATGATAGTGACGTTAGCACCCATGCCGCCGGTGCGTTCTTTTTCAAGCAACGAACTAGCCATCATAATCTTAGCTTCTGGTGGCTTAGACAATTCAGCAAAGAAAGGAGTAGTGCGAATTGGCTTAGACTTATCAACAGCCTCAATCACATACACATTGGATGAGTATGCAGATGTAACACTAGAGTTCTTCCAGTGAAATTTGGCTCGTTCAGTTGCACCAACTTTGGTATCATTGACAACAAAGTACACTTCATCACTAACCAAAATTTGCCATTCATCAACTGGCACCTGACCAGCAGGTGTATTATGATACGAATGAGAGGTCTTGAGTGCCGAACAAACAGCATAGCTACGGTTTTTACTAAAACCTCGAATTGAAATATTGTACAGTGCAGCCAAATCCTTCACATCAAACTTAAAAGTTTTCAGTGCGTTCCAACGATTTTGTTGTGGTGCGTACAACTCAAATTTTGTATCGGTGCAGTACTTAACCACAGCCTGACTAAACAAGTATTCTTGATGGCGCTTGCTCAGATACAATGCTCGTTCCCACAAGTTAGTAATCTTGTCAGCCTCTAGTGCAATGTGAATTGCCAATTGTGCATTCAATGCTTCCAACTTTGCTTTGATAGCGTTGATAGTTTGCGGAATGTAACTCAAACCTTCACGACTTGCTTGGAAGTCAAGTTCGCCGATGTTGAATTCCATCACAAGACCGCAACTCAGCAGACCATGCAGACCACCTAGTACCTTTTCAGCGTTGGGCACATCAATAGGATACTTGATGTTACCCATGATAGCGTAACTATGACGACCATTTCCTTCGCCGATGTAATGAACACCAGTGATGATGTCCTTTTCTTTGTACTCAGGGTCCTTAAACTTAAAGTCTTTGTTGCCTGAAATTACAGGGCGCAGTTTGAAGTATTCAAAGACCGATCGGGCTTCGCTACGGAACTTGTCAAAGTCATGTCGTTCTTCTACAGCAAAGCGAACCTCAACACCACTTGGGTCAGTGGTTTCTTCTTCCATCATCAGGGCAATAGATGGTACACCTTGCTCGTTGATGAAAGCGGTGTAGATTCCCTTGCGACCATCCTTGACTGCGGTTACAGTGAAGTTATCAGTATAACTAAAAGGAGACTTAGAGCCGAGACCCAAAGCGCCGATGAAGGCATTGCTATCAGTTTTAGTAGATTCAAAGTATGTTGTGTAAATGCTTGTAACTTGGTCATGAGAAAGTCCTGTACCGTAATCACGGATCGAAAAGAAAGGTTCGAGGCTATTGGGCAAGTGAACATCGAAGGGTGTGTCTTGCTTGCCTGCGGCTGTGTGACTGTCAACGGCGTTGCAGGACAGTTCTCGAACGATTGCGCGGATCTTGTTAGCATACAGACCTGAGGAAAGAATGTTGAATGCCTTAGCAGAATTGCGAATGCGGAACTCACCAATCTCGCCCACGTTGGACATGATTGCTTCGTTTTGGGGTGCTGAATTGATAATCATTTAGTGTGCCTGTGTTTTAGTGCCAATGGGTTTTAGATATAGAAAGGAGTGTCAAAGCCAAGTTTGTCATAGACACACTCACGGACTGCGGTGTCAGTAGCTTCGCCGAAGACTTCGGGGAAACGGTCAGCAAGACTACGGAGTTCTTGGAGAACTTGGGGCCAGTCCATTTTGAGTATTTTAGCACTACGAACGATTGCGTCAACTGCATCGTTACCGAAATCAGTGTACATTGCATAACTAGGGGTAGTACCAAAAACTTCACGAACATCAGATTCAAAACTCATTTCAGACTCCTTTAATTAACTGTCTATGTATGTATTATATACCCAAACCCATTTATTGTCAATCCTTTTTCTCAAACTTCTCAAACGTTTCTTTCAGTTTTTCCTCATGTTCGAGGCGACTGAGGGCTAGCGAATAAAACATATATCCGAACCAAGCAAAAAGGCCGATGCCAATTGCATTAAGTAGTACTGTAGTACTCACATTTGATAGAATGAAGGCTACAACTGCCGAGGCAACAATTGCCAGGGCAAACAGACTAAAAGTTTGAAGTAGTGCTTTTTGTTTAAGAGAGAGTTGCATTTTGATTTTCCTTTGTAAGAATAGAATCAGTGAAAAGTGTTCCACCGTATGCTTGTTGAAACGTTTCTGCTACAGCCTTGATAAAGAAAGTGAATACTTTACCATTACTTGTAATCAACGTGAATTTCATACTTCCAATTCCTTATCGTTTCAATACATGTATTGTATCAGGAATTGGATTTATTGTCAACCGGGACTGGTTACCTCTTGCCATGAGCATCGGTATTTGTTCCAAAGTTCACCAGTTGGAGAGAAATCTTTAAAGGATATTTTAATGTTTTGTCCTTTCAAGTTAGCGTATGCTTCATGTGGTATCTTCATAAAATACAATCTATGAAAGTTTTCCCCTCTATAACAAAGGCATACCCTCAATGTTCCTATTTTGTTTTCGATACCAATTGTTGCCTGCCGTTGAAAGCTAGTGGTGTACCTACCTGCCATTGCAAATTTAGCATCCGTACCGTCTAGGAAATCTTTACCCTTTTGATTTCGTTTTTCACATAATGAGGTGTGGGGCATATGTTTCGCTAATACTTTTTCCCAAAAATAGCCTGCGCTATTTTGATCTTCAAGCAACCGAGTGAGTTCGTGCTTGCGCAATACGTCTTCATCATACAAAGTTTCAACTAATTCGTGCAAAAATTTCATGTATTCTTCCTATTAGGAATCGGGAATTGTATTTATTGTTAACCGTGTTTCAGTATTAGGTAAGTAAGTTCAGGGCCGCCGACTAGTACGCACTGACTTGTATACTTTAGATAACCTATATCGTCCTTTTTATAAGTTGAAAACAGGTCAGTGACACGAACCTGCTTGGGTGTGATTTTGATAACTTTACCTACATACATTGCATTGTGATGACAAAATCCAACATAGTCATCAACCTTGACCTCACGACCCAATAGGTCTCTGTGATCTTCGGGTACAGATTTAGTACTCATTTTTGTTACGATGTTTTTGTTTACGGACGTACTCACCTTTTTTAGATTGTACAACCTTAGGTTTGAAAGGTGAGTTTTCGTCAAACAACACACGATGGACACGATGCTTCATCGGCCCAAGTTTGAAGGATAGTATTTCTCGTTTCATAACCCATATTATATCATGAGTCTTATTTAGTGTCAACCAATGGTCAATTCGATGCGCTTGATGTTTTTGATAGTGAAGCTACGCCACTCACCTTTTTCCAAATCAAAAACACGCAATGCCTTTGTGCTGTCAGATTGTTTGCGAGGCTTTGCATCTTCCTTGATAACAACGGGAGGTAGCTTACTTGCTTCCAATGTACACTTCATCACACGTTCAGTGCCATCTACCTTAGTAAACGTGATGGTAGCTTCTGTTGTTGGAAGGATGCCCTTCAACCAATCATGGATTTGCTTCTCTAACTTGTCATCAATCTCAGCAGGAATAGAGGGTGCGTTAAATTCAGTTGTCATTTTATTCTTTCCAAGGTGTAAAAAATGTTTCGATCTTTTTATCTTTGGACCAGCTTTTAGTGTAATCATTGTCAATGTCACACAATGCCAATGCCTCTTTCTTTGTAACGACACGATGGCTTACGATAGTCTCACTAAGATGCTCTTGTGAAAATTCTTGTGCCTCATTCATAGTCACTGTATCCAGTGCCCATAATGATTTGTCATTGTTATAGTCATCAGTACCGACAGGTACTTCAACTACATAACGCATACGAAACATAGAAACAGTTTCAACAAGAACCAATTGTGTTTTTTTACTCATGTTATCATCCTAATTAATCCAACAGTGTCAATAGTAGTCAGCAATATATAGTTAGCCAACATACCAAAAGATTTCCTAGTCCAACTAGCCCAAGCATACATAGCACAGCCAATGATCCAAATGGGATAAAGAGCCATAAGCGGAGGGTTTGGGACTGTGAGCGCCATAGTAATACTACAACCAATACTAAAAGACCAAGCAAGCAACTCCACAACAAAGCGAACTCGGTGAGATTTAAAGTCATCACGTATCCAATCTAATGTTCCTATCAATATTGAAATCATGGAAGCTCGGTGCAAGTTCTTTCGGTATAAATTCTACCATCAGAAGTTCGCATTTCTCGCCACTCTGTACACTCTACAATCGGGGGAGGTGGGGTAACAATAATCTCACGCGGGCGATTCATATGGTCAATGATAATCGCAGTCCCAACACCTCCGATAATAGCAGGTACTACCCAATCACCCCGGTTGTTATGATAGTGACGATGCGGGGCAGGTCGTACTGGTCGTACCGGATAGTGATAGTGGTGATGTTGTTGAATATGTTGAGCATTTGGTCGATGGTTATGCTGTGCCTGCGCAGGCAACATAACTGCTAAAAATGCAAAACCAACAATAGCATAAATTTTATTCATTTGTAATTCCTTTGTGATGGTCGATTGCTTGTTGCAAAACAATCTCGACCATTTTATTTAGTGTGATATCACGCTTATGCGCTTCCATTGCCAACTTGAGAATTACATCATCATCTAGATCGACCGGAACAACAATTCGCTTGTCAAAGGGCAGGTTGTTGAAAACTGCATGTGCTTTTTCTAAAAAGTCTTCACACACTTCCAACTCAGTGTAGTTGGTATCGTCCCAAGCATGAAAGGGTTCTACTTTCCTTTCTTTGCATTCGTTGATGAATTGTTCACGAAATTCTGGATTTAGAAATCGATATGGACCTGGCAAGTTGTCATCACCGTCAGGCTTAGCACTAACATCGGCTTGATATACTGTTTGAGATACGGTATCAAAGATGACCGATCCATGTGCATAGTCAGATTCAAAATCCAAGTATCGTGCATTGGGACCAAACGATTGCCATTGATACTCGCTACCGTCTGTAATTCGGTGACTGAAACATTCATTAAATTTACTTAGATGCATGATGATTCCTATATATTAGATGTTACATTGTACTTCAATATCCATTGAATGTCAATAGATTTGGATGTTTGTATTATTTACCTAAATAGTGTACAACTATAGTAGGTCCAAAAAGACATACAATCATTATTAAAAATTCAATCATTCTTCAACTCCAAAATGTTTTTTAATCTTGGCACTGTTTCTTTCAAATTCTTCTAATGCCAAATCACTGTTATAGCATTCTTCGGTCCACAGAGACTCGGTACATTCCCGAACAATCAATTCGGCGAACTTTGCCTGATCGACTTTGGAGAATACCCACACCCGGTCGTAGGGATCGACTTCTTTGGTTGCCTGCTTCAAGAGTTCTTTAATTCGTTCGTTCATTTTAAAATCCATCCTTAACAATGATTGCCAGGCCCATGATGATAACGGGCAACATAACGATAACAAGATTAGTAATTGCGGTCATGCCATTTCCTTAGAGATTTTCTTTGCACGGATTTTTTGAGACAGTGTGGGCGTTTCATACTTAGTGTCCCAGCCCCAACCCTTAGCATTGTCCTCGGGTTCTTTTTCATACAGTTTGTAAGCCTTGCGAGCCATTGAGGCTGTCTTGAATTCAATCTCAGTGACTGAACCATCTTTGTATTCAATGTAGAAGAATGCACCTGACATGTTTGCTCCGTTGTTTGACTGTCTAAGACTCTATTATATGCCCGAACCGAATTAAAGTCAACCTTTGATGTAGTCGAACAAGTGCGCCTTATCGTAAGCATTTTTTACTACAGGAAGATTGTTACGCCAAATTGCAAACTTTGTTATTAATCGTTCTGTCTTATCAAGTAGTTTGGTTCCTATTACTGGAACAGGACTGATAATAAGGGCCAGAAGACACAAAAGTATTACAAAAGGAACCATTGGAATAGTAATCATCCAAAAGATAACATTTAGTTTAAGTTTAGGATTTATTCTCATTTGACTCCGAATGTGTTAAGTGCAGGTTGCAATGTGTTAATCAATTCAGTCTCGCGGCTATGAGCAGGACGCTTGCCGCGTACAACTTCAACAGTACCAAAAACAAAACGCTCGGCACCACGCTCACGCAATGCACGGCTCAGACCCCAATCTTTGTTTTCAGCGAGGGCCCTCTGGAGATGTTTCTGCATCCTGCGATTCAATGTTTTACGCACATTGCCTTTAAAAGACAGCACGGTCAATCCAATGTAGTACTCAAGTGTTACAACATCTTGGATGTAGTAGATCACTTGGTTACGATCAGTTCTGCGCTTACGGACGATTTTCGAGTTCATGAATGTATTATATGCCCAAACCGATTTATTGTCAAATTTTGGCATATAGTACTTTTAGTTTACCTTTTCGGTAACTGTGTAGTTCCATTTCCGATAACTTACATCACGAGAACCACCGTAACCAGACCACACCGAATTGTTTTCCACCAGGGTAGCACGACCTTCACGAACCAACTGTTTTGCTAGTTTAAACCACTGTGCTCCCTGTGTCTTGCGGCAATAACCGTTAGCATTCATTACTTCTACTACATCAAAATTAAAATTACGCATTACTTTTCTCCTTTAATCCAAGAACCACACAACACCTTCGTCAACAGTCACTTCTCCGGAGAATTCTCCTTCGTATTCGCCACCGTTCTGAGAAACCATTATTTCAGATTCTCCGTCAAACTGAGACAACAATTCTATCAATTCACGAACTAACATTTTCTTCACCTTTTATTTAACTTACCCATAGTATAACAGGTTACCCATTTATTGTCAAATTTTCGTAAATTCTTTTCTTGTCAGTCAGTAGCTAGTCCTGAGAAAAGTATCGGTCCTAGCGTCCCTGAGGTAGCAAAATGAGTACTTTTGTTTCAAACAAATGTAGTACTAAAGTATTACCACAATTGTGGTTCGTATGTCGGCACATCTTTCAGGATCATGACAATTTCCGATTGCTCAGAATAAACCAATCCCAATGCTTCAAGTATTTCACGGCGTTCCGCTACTGATTTTTGTAACCATTGGTCAACCACTTGATAAGACCCATGAGTAGTACCGTTGATTAGATGATTCGTCATCCAAGACACTACCCTCTTCAAGGCAACTATTGTGTTTGCAGGGTGACTTCTACCCATGGCACTCATAAAATCATTAGCGAAGACTGCATTCCAAAAACTGCCTGGATGATGCCCATAAACAAGATAGTTGAAAATAGGATCGGCGAAATACCCAGGTACTTCATATTGAGCTAAAGTTTCCATGAAACGATTTTTACTATGTGCTGATAATTTCATACAAACCTCGCTACCAATTGATTAACAAATTCATCAGAGCTATCGCCCAGATCGTGGTCTTCGCAAAACACTGCAACATCACCAAACTTGGCAAGTTTACGACCAGCATTATCATTATCGCACACTGCGACAACTTTGCGGTTAAGCATACACAACCAGTTACTCAAGTCCTTGCCTGTGTTGTTACTTAGTACTGCAAGGGCACTTATGCCCTTCGCTGTCAATCGTGCGGCGTCAAACACACCTTCACAAACAAAAACAACATTGGGAGTCAAGTGCAAACTTTCAACACCCCACAATGCCAATGTAGGTTGCTTTCTGTAAGTGAAGTACTTACCTTGCTTGGGGTTGTTTTGTGGCTTCTTTTCACCTTCAGGTCTATATTGCTGATAACCAACAACTTGTCCGCTTAGATTGTACAGGAAGAATGTAGCGACACGCTCAACCTCGTCCACCATAGGACGATGCAACTCTAAGTCGAGGTGTCTGTCTTTGAGGTGCTCTGTAACTGTTTTCATACCCGTAGTATAACACTTTGGGTATTTTTTGTCAATCCCAAATGTTACAATAAATAGTTTTATGGACAATATTTTATCTTGGGCATCCGGTGATGGTTTTATAAAAAGATCGTTAAATTATACAACTAACGAGTTCTTAACTGAATTAACTGACAATGAATTTGAACCTAACAGAGATATAGATGCTATATTCTCCTCACACTTAGAAAAAAGACAAACTAATACAATTGATCTGTTATATAGCGGTGGATTAGATAGTGAGCTAGTGTTAATGTTTTGTATTAGAAATAAAATACCAGTTAATGCTATTACTATGGTTATCAAAGTAAAAGGTGCTATACTGAATGTAGTCGATCTATACTATTCTGAAAAGTTTTGCAGAGAGAATAATATCAAACAACACCTCTTTCATTTAGATGCAGAAGATATATTTCATAATGAAGCTTATATAGACTATCTAGTGCCATATCAGATAACGGATCCTCATTTCGCAAGCCATTTTTGGTTACTAGAAAAATGTCAAAATTTTCCAGTGATTGGGGGAGATTGGCCATGGGTTCATGCACATAAAGTAAACAAAATTTTGTCACCGTTTAGGATAGATGTTTGCTGCCATGATAGATTTATGGCTGACAAAAATATACCCGGTATTAGCAATATGATAGGTCATAGTTTAGAATCGTCTTGTTATTTTATTAAAAAACATATTGATAACTATGAGACCGGTAGTGATCATTATCATACTGTGCCGTTTTTAAAATACAAAATGTATCAATACGATAAACCTAGAATTAGAAGTTATGGTTGGGAAACTTGTCCTGCGCAGTTATTAGATTTAAAAAATTACAAATCAATACTATTAGAGAGAGTAGGAACTATAAAAAACAAAATCAAATGGGGTAATAAAATAGGGGATATATTACAGTCGAATACCAATGAAAACTCAAGCTTTACGTAATACTTCAATAAGTATTTGCTTTTCTCTTTCAGCCACATCTATTTCCCATGGTAACTTACTCCATTCGTGAATTGTTAGAGTTTTAGGAGCATGATATATTTTCTTATTCCACAAAAATGTACCATCTCTCCTACCTGATAATTTACCAGTGTATACTTGATTCAAATGAAGTAATTCATGTATCAATGGAACTATAACCTCTTTAGGTGATAAAGATTCTTGCAGCCTGATTCTATTTTTATATCTATTATCTAATAATGTTTCACCATATACTGATTCAGATAATGCACGAAATTCTACTTCTATATTGTCAGGTAGTTCTATTAGTGTTGACATAATACGAAATATATTATCCACTACTAACTCTCGGTTTCTATCATACTTGTCACTTGAATATATAAACTTAATCATAGTTATATTTAGCCACAAAAAAAAGGGACCTAAGTCCCTTTTTCTAATTCTTCAATTCTATTTGCGGCTTCTTCAAGTAAGTCTGCAATACGATCAGGCTTACCTTCTTCTACTGATTTTCGTCCCTGGATCTGTCTGCGAATCTCAGCACGTTTCCTGAGACGGAATACTAGGCTTTGTTGTGC